TCGTCAACTTTAATACTACCTGCACCACTAGCTGTAGCAAAGTTGTCTTCATCAAACGGAACACTAAACACTAACTCTTGTGGCGTACTAGACATTCCTGAGTAGAACATATGGCTCTTAAATGCAGCTACGTGTTTAGCACCTGTGACTGCTGTGGTTACTTCTCCACCACCTGCTGATGATACATCTGTAGCAGATAGAGATGTATTGAATACAGTTGGTGCATTTACTTGATCTACAAAAATAAACTTATCATTGCCATCAAAGTTAAATCTTTCAAACTTATATTTAGAAGCAGATGTTCTGCCTGTATCTCTTACTGTCCAACTTTCTGATACAGTATCTGAAGCAGAATGTGCTGCAGCAGTTGTACTACTAGTAGCCCGTGTAACACCCGTAAGAGTTGTTGCTGTCTTACCTGTATATGTAAATATTTCTGAGTTAATACCTACAGTACCACTAGAGCTAAATGAAGTAGTAGACTTTACATTAATAGTTCCAGATCCTGTCATACCAGTAGATGAAGCAATCTTTTGACTGAGTGTTGTACTGGCTGAACTAAATATCTTCTCACCTCTAGCAGCAAGAATGTAGTTATTAAATAGTGCAGACATTAGTATAGGTTCAGTACTTAATGTAGTTTCAGGAACTTGTTGAAAAACGTACGGTTCAAAACCATTTATACGTCTGTATCCACCCTCAACATCTGGCTCAAAGTTAGTTAACTCTAGTGCCTGTCCGGGTTCCATAATAAATGTAGACTTGTTTAAAACTAAACCGCCTTCACAGTTAAACGAAAACGGTTGTACTCCTGACTGATCAGCCATATTTAAATAGACCTAAATGTTGAAGTAGGACTTCCTATATGATTTCTGGTTATATAAGTAGACCGTAAATAATCAAATTTATTTATTAGTAAAGTTTGCATATTCTTTATGCCCTGCTCAAATCTAGTAAAGTTAATTGCATATTGCTGTGTCTCACCACGATACTGATATATAAATGCAGTTGCACCATCTACAATAACGGCTGCAAATCTGTCAGGTATAGTAGTTGTACTGTCGTGTGCAGCCATATCAGTAGGAAATGTAAAGTAATCATACTTTATAGTATATGCTTTTTCTGGGCAAGGATACAATATATAATTGTTATCTAGTGTTCTTACTACATGTGTTGGCGCACTACCATTATCAAACTGTGCTACCTGTACACCACTAGAGTGTAGGGCTGCTGTAGTAGATTGTGTTCCACGTGTAACACCTGTTAAGTCATTTCCGCTTACACCCGTATAAGATATAATCTCACTTCCTATATAAGCACTACCTGCAGAATCAAAGTCTGTGGTAGATGTAAGTGTTAGTGTAGTTACAGAACTAGAATGTGATCCATTTAATGTTGTGGTTACAATTTCATCTTCGTGAGTAACATGATTTTCAATATACTCTTTGTAGTTCATACTATTTAATTTACCACCACTTGTACCTAAGTCAGAATCTTTGACAATACGAAAGGTATCATAGTCAGCAAGTTTAGCTGTTGTTGGTAAACTATATTTAAATGTACCTGCAACAAGTGTTTCTGAGTCTGTTGCATGATTAAATGGATAATTAAATTCTCTTTGGTTTATGTATCTAACAGCTTCATTAATAGCTGTTTTAGCTTGAGTTTGAATACCTCTAGACGAAGAAAAGGTTGAACTTGTTAATTCAACTTCATTTAATCGTGCAAGTACTTTATTAGTTAAGGTTAAGTAGGATTCTGCCATAGATACAATCTTTCATAAAAATCTGGTTAGGGGGCCAAGTTAGACCCAGCCCCCAGTTAGTATATTTATGCTAATGTGTCTCTATCAACTTCATTAGCTGATGTACTTCCTTGTTCAGAAACGTCCATCAATAGAGCGTAAACTCTAAGTTTACCTGCTGTGAAGGTAGCACCAGAACCTGCAAAAGTTAGGTCTAGTGTATCTGCTGAAGACAAGACAACTTCTGCTGAAGGTGTAACACTTGGAGCATATGCCAAGTCTGATGCACCATCAATATCAAATGCTGTAACATATTCGTCAGCGTCTGCTGCACCTAATGTTACGGTAGCATCTGTACCTGTGTTCTGTGTTGCGCTTTCAACAACTTGAACACCAGCATGAAGAATATGAGTATTCGCTGGTAGTGTAATACATTGTACTACGTCACCAGATGAACAATCAATAGCCTGTGCAGTCAAGTCAATACTTAACTCAACTTGATAAGGCATACGTCCTCTGTTGGAGTTACCTGTTGCAGGAAGTAAAAGTGATGTTATAGTAGCCATTTTTTAATCTCCCTTTAAGCTGCGTTATATACGGCATTAACAAGAGCTTCTGGACGAAGAACTTTTCTGCCATACAAATGCATACCACGAACAATGTCAGAGAAACTGTCAGGGTCACGATATGTCTCAGTCTTATTGATCTGCTCTGCAGTAGCAACAGCAGAATCGTGTCCAGCTACAATTACACCATAGTTAGTAAGTTGGTTTGCAGAACCTGAAGTTCCCGGACCTGTTCCTACTGATGGTAAATTGCTTGAACTATATACTCTGAAACCACCCAAGTTATTAATAACTAGGCCATTTCGTATACTTCCAGATTCTCCAAAGTCTGCGTTATGTAGGCGTGAGTCTTCGTCACGAAGCATTTCCATAAACACAGGATCTACAACTAGCCAACGACCATTGGTATCAACTTGCTGTTGATCAAGTAGTCTAGCCATACGAGATATCACCATGATTGGTGACGCTGTAGCTGTTGGCAAGGATGTTGCACCCGGCATACGTGGAGTCAGAGGAATTGAGTGATTTCCTGCTGAACTGGTAGTGATGTTACCAAAATCACCTTTAGTTAGTTTCATGCTGGAAAGAAGTTCATCTGTTCCTGCAGTTGAAACTGCCACAGAACCATTTACAGTTGCGTTAACTGTGTCTGGTGATCCGTGAATGGATGATTGTTTGTAACCTGATAGGTAACCAAGTACGTCTTGGTCAAACTGGTCAGCCAATCTATAAGCTGCTCTATCAGAAGCAAGGCTCATAAAGTTTACGTGGCTATGTGCGTCTTCAATATCATCAATCTTAAAAGCATAGTAATTAGATTTATCTATTGTCAACGAGAAATCTTCATCGTCAAGATCTTGTGGTAGAATTGTTGTACCACGTGTGTAGGCCTTAACTGTGATTTCTGGTTCTTTTATTATTTTAACGGTATCGCCCATGTTAGCAATTTCACCAAAGTAATCGTTATTGGTGACTGCTTCTACAACAGATGACTTGCGGAAAGCAAGTTGCACCTGTTTGCTGTAGATTACTGGACTAAAATTACCGTTAGGCAGGTTTCCATAACCTGCTGCGGAACTAAATGCCATTGTATAATCTCCTATTTATAGCATATTTCACAGATGCAAATCAATCAAATGTACTCACGGGGCTGACTTACGTAGGGTGTATCTCATACAAGGTTGCGCCACTATGTATTTAATAGGCCATGTTTATCAGGTAATCTTAAAGACTTTTCTTGTTTTGCGATTTAGTTAGTGTAGTAGGTAACCAGTTAAACTGGGGCTACTAAAGAGTATGACTATAGTTATATCTATTTTTTTCTATTTGTCAATCTCTTTTAACGAGCATTTCCAGATACATCATAATCAAAACGTCCTGCACGGATAGCTTCCATTATAGCATCTGCATTGCGCTCATACTCTTGTGCCGTCATTTTAGACACTTGAGATTCTTTAAAGCCACCACTACTCCTGTCAGTTTCTGGAGTATTACGTGTCTGTTTACTATTTACAGAACGTGCAGCTTCTTTATTGGTTGATGACTTTTTAGGTGTGATGTTCTTATCTATCTTGTAAAGGTCTATTGCCCTTGCCGCAGATCTAGCATCTTCATCATTTTCATATAGAGCTTCTTGAACCCACTTAGGTTGTTCTGTTGCCCAGTTATGAAAGTCATCACTGTCTCTTATTTCACCAAAGTCAGGGTGGAGTTTCATTAACTCAACTTCTGCCTTTTCTTTATTAGCAGTCTCTCGCATTGCATCTATTTCTTTTACACGATCTTCTAAATCTTTTGATTGTTCTCGTGCTTTTTTAATTGCAATAGTTTCTACGATTGCTGCTACATCAGGATATTGTTCTGCCCATGCATCTATATCTTCATCTGACTTTGGTAGTTTAATTTCTTGTTTAGTGCTTTTATCAAGTTGTTTACGAAGGTCATTAATCTGTTTCTCTAAGGATGTTTTTGTTTCTTGAGAATGTCTACGTAAGTCTCCGTATCGTTTCTTAAATGTTTTTTCTTCTGCACTATCTGGTTCAGCTTCTTCTGCCTCTACCTTTTCTTCTTCTTCTTCTACCTCACCCTTGTTTTCTTTTATAAGGGTTTCTAGTTCTTCCTCTTCAGCTTTACGCTTTTCATCGTTTGAGTATTTACGTGTTGCAAATGCAACTTTAACTTCTGCTTTTGGCTCTTCAGCCATTACTGTTTCGTTCATGTTATTTCCTAACTGGGGCCACCGTAGCCTATGTTGGTAGGGGGATGAGTAGCCAGCAAATAAGCTAGTTTATCGTGTAGCTAAACCACGTTTTTTAGGCATTGCAGTTGGTGCAGGTCTTGATGCTATCATCATTCCTACGTCTTCCATCTCTGGTCCTAATAATTTTTCTAAAACCATAGATTCTGCAGTACCATTTAAACCACGCAATGTGGCTTTCTCTTCATCTTGTAAGCCATCATATCGTGACATTAAAGTTGATTTATATTCTTGAAGTGTATCTTCTTCCATGTTATTCTCCAAATGCCATTTTAATTTTACCTACTCCATAACAGAGTGGCTCAAATATAGAACGATATATACGACCTAAAGTGTTTCGTTTAGTACCCTTTAACTCTGCACGTAAATCTGCAGTACGTCTTCGTGTACCATGTTCTAATATTTTACGGATAAGTTTGTTATCCTTAGTATATGCTAAATGTACTAACGGAAGGAACAATGTATGATAACCTACTTCGTGTGCTTTTGTCAAGTGCTTATTTGAATAGTTTAGCCAAATTGCTTGACGATAAGAACCAAATCCATAAGAAGCATTCATAGCTGTACAAATAATTTTTGACTCTTCTTTTTCGTCACTATTATCTTGCTCACTTTTTGTACCATGTCCACTTGTAACACCTGTTCCTTTAGAGTATTTTACAGGTTCACCTTTAGCATCTGTTTTATTGGACCACCTAGTCTGTCCGTCTTTAAGTTCTACTTCTATTTTATTACCAAACGTGCTACGGGTATATGCTTTACCTGATGAGTCTTTGTATACTGTTTTATTATCTACAGATTTTGCAGCTTTGTTACTATCAGCAGATTCTTTGACAACACCAGCAAGACCATCTACACCAGAAATTTTACCTATTACATTTTGTTCTGAATCAGTTCCTGTATATCCTGTTCTTATATTTTCTCTATCGTCTGCTGCAATAGCAGAGTCTGCAGGAACTTCTCTTCCTGATGATAGTATGTATACTGGTGGGGCTTTACCTGTAGCTGCTGCAAATTTAATATCATTGTTAAGTTGCGCTCTACCAAAACCGTCTGCAGTATTATTACCTATTGAAATATCATATACTCTATCTCCACCATATGTTTTATTGCCTCTAGCCGTTAAAGGAACGTCAGATACTAGATTACCTTTTTTAAAAGCCTCTCTGTACTTTACTGTTGTAGGTCTTGCAGCTACTGCTGGTGCAGATAAACCTGACGCTAGTGGTTCATTTATACGAGCCATCTGATCTGCAGTTTTACTCGTAGTTCCTATAACGTCTGCACCACGAAGTGGTATTTGAGGTGTACTTAAAGACTTTTCTCTTGCATCAAAAGGATCTAAACGTGGAATTTGATCTTTACCTCTTGGGTCTAATGCGTCTGGACTTGGCTCAATTACAGGATCATTACCAAACATTACTGGTGGTGGTGTAAAGGGTCTAGTTGAAGATGGTATCTGATCTCGTCCTCTTGGATCATCTACTGGAAAAGGTGTAATTGAAGTTGGTATTTGGTCTCTTCCTCTAGGGTCTAATTTAACTGGATCTGTATCTCCAAACGAAGGAACATCTCTAACACCACTATCTGTTCTTCGTAACTCTGAAAATTCTTCTTGTCCAACAGATGGAACACGAGGAGTAAAATCTGTTGCTGGCTCTACCTTAACACCCGTGCCATAAACAGAAGCATTACGTTCGTCATAAGGTTTGGTATTATAAGTCATTGGAGGAAGAATATCTTGCGTAATTACGTTTTGTCTGCCACTAGTACCACCCACATTAGGTAACATTTGTGTACCTACAGGTTGTGTTCCAAATGTTGGAAAAGGTGTAGTTGAAGGTGGAATTTGACTTGGTCCTCTTGGGTCTGCTGTTGGAATAAGATTCATTTGATTCCCAGCATCTAAAAAACCTTGAACATCTCTTGCTGGCGTAATTGGCATTAAGTTAGATAAACCAGCCTGTTGTTGGTTAGATAAAGCAGCCCGTTGTTGGTTAGATAAATTTGTCATATTTACTTGTGACTGGGAAGCACTTGGTAAAGATTCACGAGCATCTTGTAATTTTTTATTATAGGCTATTGATTCTGCTGCAGTCATGTCAGCTAAACCACTTTCTTCGCCTACTCTTTGCTGATCTGCTGTGCTAAATCTTGGGTCTCTCATACGATATCTACTAGGATCTTCCTTTAACATTCTTATTGTTTGGCCTTGAATACCTTCTCTTGCTTGAGCAAGTCCTACGTCACTTCCTTTAACATCGTCTCTAAAAGCAGTATCTACATACAGGTTAGCTCTATTTGCATCTTTTTGGCTCATTCCACCACCACCACCTGCAGGTGGTAAAGAATCAACAAACTCATTTGCAGGTACTACAGCCTGTGAATCAATGCCTTGTGGTGTAGAAAGCGATTGTTCTCTTCTTCTATCTGCTATATAATCTGTAACTCTAGAATCTAATCCATCTGGACCTCTAGTTATTTGTCCTTTGTTTTCTGTAAAATCTGCCTGTAAACTATTAGGATTCGCACCACCACTTAAAGCATTTAATATGTTTTGTACAAGTGGTTTATCTTTTAAGTTAATACCTAAAAACTCACTCAAAGCATCTACACCTTTATTAGCATACTTTACAAGATTTCCTGCAATTCCATATCCATAATTATCTTTTAATGCCGCTATATCTGCTCTAACTTGTGCAGCATTTGCAGGATCTATTAAACCATTTTCTAATCTTCTTTCTAATTCTGCTGTTAATTTATTTGCACTAATAGATTTTCCAGATTCATACACGGCAGATACGGCTGGACCACCAACTAAAAAAGCAATACCACTTGCTGCTTTTGCAAATATACTATTTTGTCTTTTTGTTTCTTCTGCTAATTGAGCATTTGTTGCGGTACTCATATCTAACTGATAACTACCATCGTAACGATTTCCAAACCTGTCTCTAGCACCTTCATCTTCTTGTGGCAAAGGTGGGCTTGTTTCTACAACTTCTTGAATAGGTGTAATAGGTTCACCTGTTACAGGTGTATATTCTGAGTATCCTTCAGGAATAGGGTATATTGGTTTACCACCAATAAATGCAACTAAAATATTTTTACCATCTGCATTTCTATATTCTTTAAAAGAAATATTTGCATCACCCATTACTTTTTTAAAGTCTATTGGTTGTGAAATTGGAGGAGTATATGTAGGTCCAAGTTGTCTAACACTTGCAGATGGATCACCACCATTAGCCATAGTTACATAACCACCTTCAGCCATCTCAACTTCTTTACCATCTTCAGCAACAACAATTAAATCTGCCATACCAAATGGCATTTCTTCTGGTAATGTAGCTTCATCTGAGTTTCCCATTTGACCCATAGCTTCCATCTTACGTAATCCCATTTTTGCTTCATCTCGTAGTGCCATCATCTTATCTAACCCATGATAACGTACAACGTCTGCTGGCATAACAAATTCACCCTCACTAAGTTTAGCAGGGATGTCATCTCTTACTTCTTCACGAGTGCTTCCTACAGGAACTTCATTACCTGATTCTGCATCTATCATACCACCCTCTTGATTAAGACCACCTTCTTCAAAAAGTTTCATTTGTTTATTCATTGGCATTACATTGCCTCCTTTAGCATATTCTTTGTTATTTTTTGACGAGATTACAGGACGACCACCGCCAGTTTTACCCTCACCACCTCTATACTCATAAGTTTCTTTTTTTGGATATTTTTTTCGTAACAAGGCATCAAGTTTTTCAGGATCAATCTTTGGCCCTCTTTTATCAGAAGGCTTATTAATATACCTATCAAATTTTCTAAATGCTGTTCCATCTTGTGTTAGTATTTGTGGCTCACTAACTCTTGTTACTTTTTTTGGATTAACTCTAATCTCTGTTAATCCTCCTATTTCATCACCGCCTACTCTTTCTACAGCGTAGTCGTATTTCATGTCTCTATCTTGCGCTTTTCCATAAAGTTTCTTTTTTTTAAAAGCCCAAGGAATTTGTTTTTCTACGTCTTTTTTATTAACTTTAAATATATGTGTTCTTCCACCCCACCATTCAGCATAAGTTTTAGCACTTTGTTTAAAAGCTCTGTCAAATTCTTTTACATTATTAGGATCAAGAACATAACCATACATACCATCTCCCATTGGACGAAATGCATTCTTTGGACCTGAAGGAGATAATCTACCTTCTCCTGTACCTATCTTTGACGGGTTAAAATCTCCAGTAAAATCTGCTCCTGAATGTACTATGTAAATATGATCTTTGTCTTTTTTTATTTTATTAAATAAACTTCTTACACTTTTACCAGCTAAGTCACCAAAAAAAGGAAATACACCTAATGCTCCTGCTGCAAGTTCAACACCTACTCCTAAATAGTTTTTTTCTTTAAAAGCATCAGAAGCTCGTTTAATTGCTGCTGTCTCTCCTGCAATAGGTAGAGATTCTGCAGCTAACTCTCCATAATCTAGGTTTTTTAGAAAGTCTGCTGTTTTTCCCATTAATCCTTTTGTGGGAGTTCCACCTTTGTTAAGTTCTATTTCAGAAAAATATTGTATAAATTCTTTTTTAGTAGGGTTTTTATCTTCAAGAAATTTGCTAATACGTTTTGAAGTTTCTCTACCTGCTAGAGGTTCTTCTGCGGTTTTATATTTAAATAATAAATCTTCAACTT